TAACTTTGAAATAGATCGTATGATTGAAGATTTAACAAAGGCTCACAAGAAGTTACCTAAAGAAGAAAGATTAATTATTAAGCTTAATAGCCCAGGTGGGTCAGTGTTTGCCGGATTTAAGTTAATGAACCATGTTAAGGCTTTACAAAGGGTTGGCAGGAAAGTTGACGGAGTAGTTACAGGAATCTGTGCCTCAATGTGCTTTGCAATATTACAAACCTTAGATCAAAGATTAGCCTATCCTCACGCTATGTTAATGCAACATATGCCGAGTGGTGGAAATAGTGATGTGTTGGAAGAATTGGAACGACATGTAGAGAAGATGGAAGCTGAGAGAATTGGAATAGATGTGGTCATTTGGAGACTTATGGTTAAGGCTAATGTTTGGTGGATGAGTGATTATTGTTTAAAGTTTAATGTTATTGATGACATTGTTGTGGAGAATTTAGATAATGAGTAAGAATGTTTTAGTCTCAGTTGATGAGCAAAGATATTTAGAGATCATTGAGGACTTACACAAGGTCCGTGGAGATGGTGAAAAGGTAGGGCTTAAGACCAGGCTACACGCAGGGCAATTAGAGGTTTTAAGACCTCTTTATGACCCAAATATAGACATAGATACTTTGTTCCTACCTTGTGCCCGTAAGTTTGGTAAGTCAGAGCTGGCTGCCTACGTTCTATGGAGACATGCTTTGTTAAACCCAGGTTCCGCTTGTTATTACATTGGTCCCGAGGCTGCTCATGCCAGGAAAATCATGTGGGACTTAGGACGATTTCAGAAGTTCATGGGCAATGACACTAAGAAGTATATATCTGGCATAAAGAACCAGGAGATGAAGTTAACCCTGAATAATGGGTCTTTTATTCAACTAATGGGAAGTGATAACTGGGCTGCTGGAAATGGGTTGACTCCTTCTATAGTAGTTTATGATGAGATGAAGGTTTTTCATCCTCAGTGGCATATTGAATTCTCACCTAACCGCGCTGCTAAAGCCGCTCCCTTGGTGGTCATTGGTACGTTGCCGAAAGTAGGTGATAAGAATATGGATCAGTATAATTCACTACTTGAATATGCAGAAGGGGATGAAAGGTGTAGAGTTTTCTATAAAACCACCTGGGATAATCCGATTAATCATTTACCAGAACAGAAGAAGCTCATAGAAGCCGAAATGTCCCGTTTAAGAGCGCGAGGGGATGAGGACATAGTCCAGCGTGAATACTACTCTAAAATCATCTTAGGAGGGAAGTCAGCTATCTTTCCGATGCTTGCTGATAAGCACGTCAAGCCCCATCATGAGGTGTATGACGAGGTTAAACGTGATTTAAAGAAGTTAGATTGGTATGTGGTTGCTGACCCAGGTAATACTACGTGCTTTGCGGTATTGTTAGCCGCATTAAACCCCTGGACTAAGAAGCTGTATTTACTAGGTGAATTGTATGTAACTGACCAGATGGAGACTACGACTAAGAAGATGTGTAATTCTATTAAGTTAGCAACATCTAAGCTTTATCCGAAGGGTGACTTGATAGATGATTGGTTTAAAGTAGCTGATGAGGCTGCTGCCTGGTTTATAACCGCAGCTATGGCTGAACACAACCTCTATTTCTCTCCCACTGAGAAGCGACATGGAGATAAGGAAGAGGGATTGGGGATTATTAAAGATCAATTGTTACATGATACGGTTGTAATTAGTGATAATTGTGACCATTTGATAAAAGAGATGAAGCACTATGCTAAGGACCAGAAAGGTAATATTCCGAAGAGGAATGATCATCTGATCGATTGCTACCGATATCTCAATTATGCCTGTAACTATGATTCTAATACGGCTGTAGAATTTGTTAAGAATAAAGATCCAATGGAAGATAAGAGATATAGAAGGTTTTCAGATGATTATGAGGATGAGGGTGAGAATTGGGAAGATGGCTTAGGGGGAGATTTTTGGGATTAACAACTATATTACAGAACCATAAAAAGAGAGCGATATTTAAAATGGACGTAAGTAGTTCTAGATTTATTTGTATTACTTAGAACTTTATGTGCCTTCGGCACTATTATATTTAGGTATTTATGCGTCTACGACGCTATTATATTTGATTTAACTATTGATTTATCGCGTCTTACGACGCATTATAGTTTAAGTGATTTCTAGAACATGTTCTATTCATTATATACTAATTCTAAAAACAAGGGGTGTCAACATGAAAAATAAGATAATTAACATTTATTTACTGGTTTTAAGTAAATACTTATACTTACACAATCTATTCTTTACCTGGTTAGATAACAAGCAGTTAGCCGTTTGGCACCGAATTATATCCCATGTAACCGAGATTATAAATAATAACGATACTAGGTTCTCAGAGGATTGCGAAGATTACGATTCATTTGACAATGTAGAATAAATAATGTACACTAATCAATGGTTAAACGAGGGAGAGGTAACTATATGGAATTAAACGAATATGCAATTATTTTATCAGTATTATCAATATTAGGGTTTACACTAGGATTCTTATCTGTTATAATAGCCGTCATCTCTTTAGTGAAGGTTATCGCTATGGAGAAAAGTACGCACACAATAACCTACCAGCCCGTAGATGAAGAAATTGATGCGCACAATGAAAGATTTTTAAAGAGTGAAGAAGAAACTTGGGCTACGACTGAAGCCTCGCTGGTTAAGCAGCAATCTGAGTATAAAGAGCAGTTAGAGAGTGATCTCCCCGAGTTTTCTGATTCAGATGAAGATAAAATAATCCATAGCTTTTAGGAGCATAAATGTCCGATTCATTATTCGACTCAATAGATAATGCAGAATTAGATCCTGAGTTAAAAGAAAAGCCCTTTTTCAAGGTAGCTAAAAGTAATAAAGAAGAATTACTTAACTGGCTAAATGCAGCCTCCGCTGCCCTTATTTCACAGGGTGAGAATAGAACTGCGATTCAACGTGCCAACCTCATGCTGTATAGAGGTGTAGACCCTAACAGAACTAGAGAGATGGGTAGAGATAGAGATCGTACTATTCGTAGATTAAATAAGATTCAAAAATTCATCGTAAACCATATCTTTTGACCTAACTGAGACTAAAGTTTACTCAAATGACTAGGCTAAAGCCTGCCGTTGAAGTATTACCTACTAATGATGAGTACAGTGATAGAATCAGTGCTAAGGTTGTTAGTCAATTAGTTAAGCATCTTTGGTACGTTAATAATGTTGATGATTGTATAACTAAAATGCACAGGGATTGTCGTATATTTGGTGAAGCCTATACTTTTGTTCTTTGGGATAAAGATTTAGGAGATCTACATCCTGCCTATGTTGAAGCAAGAGATGCAGGGTTAAAAGAGATTACTTTACCAGATGGTAAGAAGGTTGATTTAACTAAACCTACTAAAACTGGTGATGTATGTTTTGAGCGTGAACTTCCTTGGAGAGTTTTACTTCAACGTAAGATGCGGTTTGAAGAGGTAGAGTACCTTTTTAGAGTTAAGATTAGACCTACAGAAGAGTTGAAGGTAGATTACCCAAAGGCTAAATCTAAATTAGATTCAACTACTGATTTAAAAACCTTTGATACTGAGAATCTTGATGACAGATTCCTAGAAGATCATACGGTTGTATATGAATTTTGGCATAAGCCTACAAAATATCTACCAGAAGGTAGAGTTATTAAGTTTACAGCCGAAACTCTATTATCTGATGAAGAATATCCATTCTCTCATGCAGAACTACCTATCCTACGTCTTACTGATATGGACGTGCCTGATGTTTTAAATGGTGTAAGTAGATATGAGATGATATCTCCTCTACAAAATATGTATAACAATATGTCTACATTAATTTCAAAAAACATATATCTTATGGCTCACCAGAAATGGATGATGCCTAGAGGTGCTTGTAAGATTGACCAACTAGGGAATGATAACACTATTGTTCAATACCAAGGACCAGTACCACCTCAAATGGTACAGATGCAACCTAACTCTCCAGAAGTTTATTCTTTTAGGGAGAATATTAAACAAGAAATGCAGGTTATCTATGGTTCACATGGTATATCAAGAGGTGAGGTTCCTAAAGGGATTACAGCCGCTTCTGCATTACAATTTTTAAATGAGTTAGAAAATGAGAGAGCCACTTCTGATATCTCGAAGCATGGTTTCTTAGTTAAAGATTTAGCCAAGATGACAATCGCAATTGTGGGAGATAATTATGATGTTGAAGATGGTCGCATGTTGCGGATTGTGGGTGAGAATAACAAGTTTTCTATTCGTCACTTCGATGCTGCCCACCTACATAAATCTTACGATATTCGATTCGATAATAGTACTGGTTTGCCAGAGTCGAAATCGGGTAAAGTTCCAAAGAATCTTAGATGCGATGCAACGTCATCCTCAAATGCTTAGTCCAGAGAGATGGACTGACTTACTTGAGTTAGCCAATACTGAGAAGATGAATAGTTTAATTACAGAAGCTATTAGAGCGGCTGACAGTGAAAATGAAGATCTTATGGCAGGTAGGGGAGCCAGTATGCCTGAAGAGTGGGAAGATCATGTGCAACATTGGGAATCACATTCACGCGCTATGCANTCACGTACATTTAAAGAAGAAGCAGATCCAGAGGCAAGAAATGCCATGAAGGATCATGTATATTGGACTGAAGAGGCAATGATTGATAAGATGAAGAATAATCCAGAGTTTGAAGCTAAACTTGCGACATTAACTCTATTTCCATTATTTCATCACGCTGGTTTCATAGCACCAAGAAGTCTAGAGCAACAAATGGCTACTGTACAAGGTCAGGCTAACAGAGGAGATCAGGTTACTGGTCAGATTCCTGGTTCAAGCGCGGCTGAAATTGAACAATTAAAACATGCAAAAGATAAGCTAAAATAGGGAGAGAATTATGGCTGGAGAAACAGGTAACACTGAAACAACATTAATGGAATTTGAAGCAGAACAATTAGGAGATTCTTCTGATTGGGATGAGGTAAGTGAAGAGACTGAACTTCAGGCAGAAGGTGAAGAGTCGGCTGAAGAAGTTAAGGCTGATAGTGAAGAGGAAAGTGAAAAAGAGGAAGTAAAGGAAGAAGAAGAAAGTGAAGAGCCTAAAGAAGAAAAAGAAGAATTGAAGGCTGATGATAATAAAGAAGAAGAAGTAAAAGAAGAAAGTGCTAAAGAAGAAGAAGAAGTTGAGGTTAAAGTAGATGGAAAGGTCCAGAAGGTAACACTGCAGGAGTTAAAGAATAACTACTCTGGTAAGGTTGCTTATGATAAAAAGTTTACTGAAATGGACCAGGAAAGACAGGCATTTAAACAAGAAGTAAATGAAATTAATGAGTATGTGAATGATTTAGGTAAAACTATGCAAGAATCCTCCGTACTTGAAGGCTTTTATAAAGTAGGAGAACTTGTAAATATGGCTCCTCACCAAATTAAGGCAGCACTAATTAAAGAAATATTACCTGAGATTGCACGATTAGAGGGGTTAAGCGAACAAGAAGTTAACCTGGAATATCAACAATCTGAGACAAAATACCAACAAACGAAAATAGAGTCTGACAAAAAAGCTTTTGAAGCTAAGCAAGCCCAAGCGGAACTTAGTAAAAAAGTATTGGATGCTCAGGAAGCTCTTAATATTAATGATAAGGAGTGGGATGAGGCTGTTGCCTATCTGGATAAAACCTTACCTCCGACAGAAGCGTTAACGGTTGATGTAGTGAAAGAGTACGTACAATTCACGAAGGCTGAAGAATTAGCCACATCAGTAATAACGGAATTTGATAAGTCTTTTCTTACAAATGAAGCTGTCATGGGCAACCTGCAAAACATCATTGTTGATAATCCTGATTTCACGGAAAAAGATCTTCAGGATATAATGGCTGAGGCATTTGGGAATTCAAAGAAAGAAGTAGTTGAGCAAAAGATCGTAAATTCTATTGCAAAGAAACAAGGAAATGTTTCCAACGATTCTGAAGAGAGTTCTGGACCTACACCGATACAAGATAGCGAAGGAAATGAAATCTTGGATTGGGATGATTTATTTTAATATTAATAATTTAACTTAAGGAGTTAATAATGAGTTCTTGGACTTCAACTGCTTCAAACGAAGCGAATCTAATGAAGATTAAGTATGCTAAGTTAATTGACAAACAATTTAACAAAGCGAACGTCCTTTTTGGTCGTATGAAAAGAAATGATAAGTATGTTGGTTCTGACAAACATATGCCAGTTGTACAATCGATTGGTGGTGGTGTTGGTGCTGGTTCACTTCCTACTGCAAACGAAAACAAGATTGGTCTTGCTAAGCTTGGTGCCCCTAAGAAGCTTTACGCTGTAATTTCAATTGACCGTGAGTCAAAGAAAGCTGCTAGTAAAGATGAAGGTGCTTTTGTTCGTTTAACAAAATTCCCAGTTCAAATTGCTGTTGAGTCTTTCAACCGTAACCTTGAGCGTATGCTTACAAGAAATGATGTTTCTGGAACAGGAGCAATCATCTCTGGTGCTGCTACTGATACTAACACAAGTGGTGCTGGTACAAGTGGTTGTCCTTACGTTGTATCTTTTGATACTGCTTCAACTTACTTCCCTGCACAATTTGAGTGTATTGAAGAAGGTGATATTCTTAACGCTGGTACGGAAGCTACTGAATTAGAAGTTGTTTCTATGTCCGTAACTGTTGCAAACGGTTATGCTACTGGTACTATCTCTTTAGTTGGTACTTCAGCAATTATGGCTGCTGATGCTGGTGTTGCTCACTTGGCTGAGTCACTATATATCCAAGGTTCAAAAGATAATGAGACTGTTGGTGTTGTTGGAGCTTGTACTGCTACAAGTGGAACTCTTCACAATATCGCTGTTGGTCGTAGATGGCAAGCATATCAAAAAGATGCAAGTGCTGCAGCTCTTTCAACTGATCTTATGAATGATGTTGTACTTAACGTAAAACGTCAATCAGGAAAAAGCCCAAAGCTTATCCTTACTTCATATCACCAGTTCATTAAGCTTTTAAACCTTCTTGAAGANCAGAAGCGTTATAACCTTCCTACAAGAGATAAGAAGTTTAAAGGTCAGATCTCTTTTGCTGCGATTGAGTATATGAGTGCTGATGGACCGATTCCGGTTGTTCCTTCACGTTTCATTGATTCAGATCAAATGCTTTTCTTAAACGAAGATCATATTGAGCTTTCTCTACGTCCAGGTGGATTTGAGTGGTTTGACGATGATGGTACTGTTTTCTTGAGAGAGAGTACAGATAGTTATGAAGCACGTTACGGTGGTTACGGTCAACTTTTTGTTAACCCACACTTCCAAGGTGTATTGACTAACTTAGCTGTATAGTAAAATAAGGGATTAAGTTAGGAGAATCCTCCCTTCTCCAGATTGACAGAGATACGTGGGCAGACTGTTTAAAATCAGCCCTCCTTTAAAAGAGAGATTATGAAATTAGAGTGGGCAAGAAAAGAAATTTTTACCAAGGTTAAGTTAGATGACCACCTTGAGGAACATGCGAAGGCAAGTTTACTCCTTGGTTGGGATATTGATGGACCTAATGTAAATCCTCTTCAACACCTTGAGGCTCACATGGAATATCGTTATAGGGCTGACCTATTAACAGAGGACCAGAGAGTAAGGTATTTAGATTATTTGAGGAAGTCAAATGGCTAGAAGTGATAAGGTTCAATTCAGACGAGAATTTAAAATAGACTCAGGAGGCTACCTTGGAGGAGGTTTTCAAGGATTCTTTGTAGGGGATATTCTAAGTATGCACATAGACTTATCTTCTTCAGCTTCATCTATATTAGTAGAAGGTAGAGTAGGTAATTCAGGTGATTGGGAGCTTTTAAGGAAAACTTCACAGGTGTACTCTTTAACTAATATCGACTTACGGGATATTGAATATGTTAGGGTTTACCTCGTACCTATCCATTCTAAGGGAGTTAGGGCTGTACTTTTTGGATATGACTCCCCGGCAGATAGAAATACTGATAAGAGAGATGCTGAGACAAAACACATATCCTTACAACAATATTCAGAATTAACAGAAATTAAAGATATATTACTAGAAATGAATACAAGACTAAAAATTATAACAGGAGAATAATGAAATGTTTTTTGAAGATGGAGCAGGAAGTGGGAAGAAAGCTAAAGTTGATGATAATAACCGATTAACAACATCATCAGTAATTAAGACTTCAGCAGATGAGGCTATTAGTGTAGGAGATGCCTATAATATTAATTCTGGGTCAGTATCCTTGACAGCAGCAGGCACATTATTGTATATTAAAAATAACGAAGATCAGGATATGGTCGTAGAAGCTGTTGCGGTGGGAATTGGTGAAGGTTCTTTCTCGGATACACCAGAAATAACTTTTTTCCGTAATGGCAATGCTGGAGATTTAATTACAGATGAGACTCCAGTGGCAATGAATCAAAATAGAAATCATGGGTCAAGCAGGACTTTGACAGCCGACACTTTCGCAGGAAAAAGTGGAGGGGTTATTACAGGGGGTCAGGATGAACTATTTATATATCAAGGGACGGGTAGATTGTACGCAACAATTAATATTGTATTACCAAAAGGTAGTAGCTTAGCTATAAAAATAGACCCTAAATTAAGCTCAGGGACCGTTAAGGCTTATGCTGCTTTTATTGTTCATTTAAAAGAAGGAACTACTTCATAATGAGTATCAAGGGGCTTTTACAGGATGGTAAAGGGACGGGAAATCTTCTCAAGGTTGATGAAGAAGGTGGGTTAGTAGTTTCTCAAACAGGTGTTCCTGCAGGGGAGACCTCTGTTTTTAGTTTAAAACCTTTTTCTTTGTTTATGGTAGATGACCTAGATGATGAAGATATGAGGGTTAACGCTTCCTTAAGTGAGCCTGAAGATTTTATAATAAGCTCTTCTCCTGAGGGAGATAGGTTTATTCACACCTTGGCTATTACACTTGCTGATGCTGGAGCGTCCTTAAACGAATTCGGTAATCTATCTGCCAGAACTAACGGGTGCCAACTTATATTAGAGGATGAGGCTTTGGGGGATGTAATATTAGTAGACAGTGTTAAGACTAACTTTGAAATAATTCAAATGTGTAATTTTAAACCTGCTTTTGGTAACAGTAATAATGTTTTTAGGGCACCTAATGTTTCAGGTGCTAGTGAAGCTTTTGTAGGTGTATTAGATCTTGATGAAGTCTTTGGCTTGCCCCACGGTGTAAGAATACCTCAAGATAGTACAAAAAGATTAATATTTAGAATTAGAGATAATGTCTCTGGTGTAGATAGGTTTGATATTAAGTGCTTTGGATATGATAAAATAAGAAATAAAAAAAAGGACTAACATGATTATAATTGATTATATTCTAAGATTAATTCTTCTACCTTTGGCAGTAGTTTCCATACTTTTAAAGAAACTTTGTAAACAGTTTGTAAAGATAGAAAACGAATTAAGGTCTTTTATTCCTTCAATCAAAGTTAAATTTAAATTAGCTAAAAAGAAGAGAATTAGAAAAAATAAAATCAAGAAAGGGAAAAAATAATGAGTAATGCTAAGAAGATTAAAACAGGTTTAATATTTGAGCCCTTATCGGCTGACCCGGCTTCTCCTCAAGAGGGAATGGTCCAGTTTTCAGATGGAACGGCTCAGGCTAAAGGCTTGTTACAATATAAAGATGGGGCATGGACCTCAATTGGTGGAGGAAGTGGTGGTTTAGATATTTTCTTAGCTGAAGATTTTGAATCCACGAAAGCAACAGATTTCACTACTGGTTTAAATGCGACATTTTTAACTGCTGGTACTTTTGGTGGAACTTTAGCCGATCTTGAAAGTGGTCAACTTTCCGGTGGTAGAAGTATAAAATATACTGCAGGTGCGACTAGTACAAATGATTGGATTGCCTCTCCTACTATTGATCTCGATCCTAAGCAAGTTGCTAATGATTGTGGTATTACATTATACTACACCTGGGACGGTACGGCAGATATTGAGGTAGTTGTTTGGGACGTTACCAATGGTGCTAAATTAAATGATAGTTTAGATGTGGTAGATACGCAATCAAACAGTACAAGATATAGCTCAACCTTTTACCCACCAGCAACATGTACTCAAATTAAGTATGGTTTTCATATGGTTAATGCTCCTACTAATGGTGATATATTAATCTTTGATGATTTAGAACTTAGTACGAATCCTTTTGTCAGTAAAAATTTGATTGAAAAGTCCTACGTTATGGTTCATACAGGGAATGGTCTTGGTAGTACAAATACGAAGATTAGGAGATTTGCAACTACTGTAGAAAATATTGGCTCCGATATTACATATACAGATAGTGCGGCTGATGGTGCATCTTTTACAATAAATAAAAGTGGTTATTACTCCGTATCTTATTCTGACCAATATTCCTCAGCAGGGTCAGAGGCATTTGGTATCACTCTTAACTCCTCTCAATTAACTACAGATGTACACTTTATAACTACAGCAGATAGACTAGCCATAACCGTAGCCAATGGTACGGCAGGAGGAGATTATAGTCACACCTCCTGGTCAGGATGGCTTGATACAGGAGATATTATTAGGGCACACTCACAGGGTAAAGTTTTATCTGCATCTACAAGATGTCATTTTACAATAGCTGGTGTATCGGAGACAGAACATATTGTAACCCCTGCGAAAAGTAATTTAAGTGATTGGGTTGAGTATTCTCCGACTATCGGTGGTATGAGTTCACCTACAGGGTTTGAACTAAGATACAGAGAAGTAGGTGATATAGTAGAGTTCCAGGGATCTTTCTTAAGTGGTGGGGTTAGTGGTGCCTTATTTACACTTCCTTTACCTAATGGATATACCTCCAATACAGCGTCTATTGGTGAAGTTGTAGGGGAGATATATAGGGGTATTAGTCACGACAGGCAATGTGTCCTATTTGCTAGTGCTTCTAGCTCTACTGAGTTAAATATGGCTCAAATAAATAGTGGTGATGCTCTTGTAGCAATTAACTCTAATGTTATGTACGGTAACGGGGATGAGGTTCTTATAAATGCGCGAGTGAGGGTTAATGAGCTTTCTAATGAATCTACTTTCCTCGCAGCAGTTCCAGTTCAGAAAGTTGCTTTTTTGAAAGATCTCCAAACCTCCGCAACGGCTGGTGGAACCTCCAGTTCAAATACCGTACACACTAGAACATTAAATACGATAGAAGGAGATTCTTCCTTTGTAACAATATCAAGTAATCAATTCACTCTAGGGGCAGGTCAATATATAATTGAAGGAAAGTGCCCAGGATTTAAAACAGGTCAACAACAAGCTTTCATATATAATACAACGGATTCTACTTATGATATTGATGGAGAGTCCTCGTATACTTCTCCAGGAGACAGTACAGAATATACTGCTTTAGTGAGTGGTGTATTAACAATAACCTCATCCAAGACATACGAGTTGCGTCATTGGGTAGATACGGGATTAGCTACCAATGGTCTAGGGGTGTTTTCAGATACACACTCTTCAAACCCTCAATCCCAAGAAGTTTTTTCAGTAGTTAAAATAACAAAGTTAAAATAGGAGTCGTATAATGACATTAGAAGAAATAACCCTTTTATCCGTTGAAGAATTACTGGAACGCTTACCAGAAGATAGTACGGAAGAAGATGCGGAAGTAGAAAGGGCTAGTTTATTAGCTCATGAATCTGAGCGATTAGCTAAAGAAGCTGAATTAAAAAGAAAAGAAGCCAAGAGAGTAGAACTGAGGTCTAGACTAGATCTACTTGTGGATGTAAAATGGGCACATATTGTTCTTAACCCAGAGATTCCAAACTGCTGTCTCCACCTTAAAAATCTTGAATCAGATTTAGATGCGATGGAATTAGAGGTTGCTAAGTTAGAACTCAAAGATGCCGAGCTTCAATTAGCTGAACAAGAAAGAAAGGCTAAAGAAGAAGCTGAGAAACCAAATAAGGAATTATTAAAGCAATTGGCTGATGATTTCTTATCTAAAACAAATACTCAAGCAACATTGACAGACTGTAAAAACATTATTAGAGAATTAGTTAAAATTATAAAATAAGGAATTATATATGAGTACAACTTTAGGAACATCCGCAGACCTGCAATTAGTAATACCTAGTCCTGGTGCTACCGATTGGGCAACATCTATTAGAGATAATTGCTTTCAAAAAATAGTAGACCATGACCATACTGGAGTA